TGATTCTGGAACAAATCTACTTGCTGATACATTTTCTCCAGATGCAACCAAATCTTTGGTAAGAAAAATAGAACTACTTCCAATGTCTAACTTCAAGTAAATTGATTTTTTTGCAAGAACATCATTTGATATTGGTATTGCATCTATTTGAATGAGATTATTTGGTTTTAAAGTAGAAGATACACTTATATTATCTATATTGATAATTCCATTGACATAATCAACAGTTCCAATATTAGCAATCTTTTTCACAACTTCAGTTTTCTCAAAAGCAAATAAGTATAAAGTTCCAGTTGTTAAAGTAGAATCATTTACAACATCACCTATGTAAAGAGTTGATGCTTCTCCATTGATTTTAAATCCAGTTGATCTTATATTAGTTTGTGCAACGCTTCTATTGTCTTTTACTAAAAATCCATTTTCAAAACAAATTTCATACTTTGTTGGTTCATTTAGTAAAACTTCAAAATTTCTTCTAATTTTAATTTTTGTAATATTTGATGTAATAGCAGTGCTTGTGGAATCTATAATTCCTAAAACTTTACTATATTTAAATCTTCCTCCAAACTTATTCAAATCAGAAGAGTTTGAATAAGTAGTAAGAGCAGAAACTACTTTAGTTTTAAGATTATCTGGGGACGAAATAAGATTGGAATCATAATAAATTACAGAATCTAACTCAACATACAAAGTGCCAATATCAACAAACTCTTGTTTGATTCCTGCTATTGTGTATTTCTTAAGATCATTAAGAAGAGATTCTTTTGTTGACTGCGAAAGATAATCTGAATTTTTTGGTTTTACTGCAAGAAAGACTTTACCATATTGTGGTGGATTTAATTCTTCGCCACCATATGCAGTTACTGATTCTATGTTTGGATATAATGTTGGCAGAAGTGCTTCATAGTCCCCTGCAGTGACTGCTCGCTGCTGTGTTGCATAGAATCTTGGAGCATAGTATCTAACTGATTCTGTGCTTTGAATATTGTCGCCATTTTGGGCAGAAAGATTTGTTGTGACTGCAATTGTGGGGACAGATAGTGTTGACCCATCATCAGTAGATAAAGTGCCAGAAAATGTAAAGTTTGTTGGACCATTTCCTGAGGATCCATTGGTAACAACATAAGAAATTTCAATCTGGTTATTATTGCTTAATTTTTTACCAAAAATTCCATCCCCAAAGAAAATTTCATATTTTTCATCAGAAACTTCTTGAATTAAGAAAATCTGTGAAGTTGAATTAATACCAACAATTGAGGTTACTGGCAAATATTCATCTGCAGTTAAATCCTGAGAATCATTAAAAACTTTGACTCTTATTGTTGAAGTATCTACAAATGGATTTGGTATAATATATTTTTGATTTGGTAAAGATGTATCTACAGTAAATGATTTTGTCAGGTAAGTTCCTTCATAAATCTCCAAATCAGAAAAGGTTGCAGAACCATTAGAAACCCCTACAGTGACATCTTCTGGTATAGAGAAAATATAAGATGTATTGTCAAAAGAACCAGTGCAGACTACACCAGCATTTAAAGTAACTGTATTGACCAGGGTATTAACTACAGGTACAGTAAAAGAAATATTTGCCTTTGCTGCTCTTCTTGATAATGGAACAAACCCTATATTCCTTGCAAGAGAAACTACATTTTCTCTAAGGGTAGCACTATCAAGAAATGCTTCATTTGCCACCATATTGGTGTTGTAAGCAGTCAGATACGTATTGTATGCTAATACATCAATCAAAACCGAAAAGTTAGATCCCTCAAAGTCAAAATCAGTGAAGTTTGAATTTGCTCTTAAGTAATCTTTAATAGATGTTCTAATCTGATCAAAATCTAGATTAGTAAAATTTGTAAAGACCATTAGTATCTTGTTGGTTGTAATATGAAGCTGACTACTTGAGTTGGAACTGCGAGTCCAACAATATCATAAGCTACTGTTATATTTAATTCATTTTCGTCTGGAAGTAAATCTACAGATACATTCACTGTAGATACTCTAGGTTCAAAATTTGTGATAAGCGTTTCAATTTCATCCTCTAAAGGATCTACAATGTCACTGGTTGCAAGATCAAAAAGATAACTATCAACACTTGATCCTAAAAGGGAGTTAAAAAACCTTTCGCCAATTTTAGTTCTTACTAAATTTACTACTGCTCTTTTAATAGCATCTTCATTTGTAAGAATACCAATATCGTTCGTGACAGGGTGCCTTAGAAAAGACAAGCTGATATCTTTAAATCCTCTTGAAATATTTTCTAAAGGCACCTGTAACTACCTAACACATTACCTTTATTTATTGTGGTTTCCCATAAACTGGTTCAGTGCCATATTCCCAATCATCATAGTCTTCGTCATTACGAATTTTTTGATGAATTTCTGCTTGTTCCTTGAAAAAATGTTTATTTTTTGGAACATCATCATGCATAATCTCTTGAATTGTTCTTTTTTCTAGTTTTGCATTGTAATCAGTTGCCAGTTGAGTTGTTCCCCACATCTGGTACATGTAATTTTGGTCTCTATCTACAGGTAAGTTTGCCATTTTTACTAATTCTAGGGTGAATTAGAACTTTTTAAGGGGTTCCTATCCCTTAATCCACATAAAATCCTTGTCTTAAGTAGTCGTTGTCCTCAACATATCTATGATTTTTTATTTTTTCCTCTTTCTCATCCTTCCAAATTGGATACGCAACTGTATTTCCATACCTAAAATCTGGGTTTTGTCTGAAATGAACTTCTATTAATTTATTGCCAATGAATTCGCAGTTGATCCAATCATAATTTCCCTTTAAATTTTCTAAAATTATAGGAAATTCTACTTTTTTGTCAACCTTTTCCCACTTTTTCCACTTGTAGAGAGGGTCTAACGCATTTCTTTCGCCTTTTACTACAAGTTTAGATTCTTTTTTGTAAAAATCAACACTTAAATGTTCGCCACTAAACACTTCGCACCAAAATTCAGATGGATGGAAGTGTTCAGTAGCGTCTTTAATCCATTCTATCCTTGCATTTCTGCCCATTCCAAGGAGGTTAACGACTGGTCTAACCACATAGTACCCTTCATATGGAACAGGCACCCCTGTAGGTCCACAGAGATGCCTGCATTTAATTGCTAAAATAAGTTTATTATAAACCCAAAGGTCATCCTCATGAATAATTGCCCACTCATCTTTTGAGTCTAGACAATACATAAGGATGACCCTGCTGGTTTATTTAGTTTCCTTGACCTCTATAACGCTTTTTCCTACCATTTCTAGATGTGGCAGAGAGAATGGTGTTTTGGGAACGCCCTTGACGAGTTTTCTTAGGCTTACTTTCAATAATAACTTTATTAGTCAGGGAAGGACGCTTTGCCATAATTAGTTTTCCTCTAGATCACCTACACATTCTACCACAAGGTCATTAGGATTGGGAAGCCCAGTCTCATAGAATTGTTGAGAAAGTTCATCCATAACCTCAAACATCGCCTCTTGAGAGAGATTCTGGTAAATGACCCTACCATCACAAAGAATTCTAAATGATTCTTGTTTTTTCATGTCCTACACGAATTTGTGGATGACACCAAATCTCAAAGCCACACTTCTTAGCATCCAGGCAGAATGAGACATCTTCGCCACACATGTCCTGAACCTCGCCAGATTCAAAGACTTGCATTTGAGGTGCAAACCAAGGATACTTCATGTCTGGATGTTCAAAGACGCCATGCTTAATCAGAACCCAACCAAAACCTGTGTAATCCACAGTGAATGGTTTCTTTCTGTTGGAAATGGTGTCTACCATCTCATGATTCATAACCCCACCATTCTTGGTGAAATCTTCCTCTTCCAACCAATGTGCTACTGAGGTAGTTCTACCATCTTCTGTGGCATACCAACCTGCTGCAATGTCCTTGTCCATGGCAACCAATGCCCAGAATGCATTAGTATTAAAAACGATATCTGAGTCAATCCAAAGTTGGTAATCATATTGTAGTTTACCTTGCCAAGGAAGTTGATCTGGACCTGCAAGAACATTAGCTCCAAGACATTTGCAACGTGCAAAGTTTACCATGGAACTGTAGTCTTGTGAAATCTGAATACTTGCCCCTGCCTGTACTAAATCAAAGCACAGTTGAACGAAGTTCTTCAGATAGGTATATGAAACCCCACGTCCAGGAAGACAGAATACAATACTCTTTCCTCTAATTTTTTCTATACACTCTTCCTTATTGAACAGTGATTGCTGTTCCTCTGAAGGTGCTTTTGCTTTTACCTTAAATCCTTTTGCCATAAAAATATCAAGATTTTAATATGATATGTATCAACTCAATGATACTGTATTATTTATTGACTGTCAATTGTGCCTCACATTTCATCTGAATTCTCCTCAATCATAAACTCTTCTACCTGAAAATCAGTTGATAATCCTGCATGGATCATCTGGGAGATACCAGTGAGACATTTCTGACATTCTGACAGAGTACCCTCACAAAATACCCTGTCCCTTGCAATCAATCTATAGACCATTTTTTACCTGGGAAATTTTTTTCATATAATGGGACCCCATAATATTTAAACCCTCACACAGGCAAATCACAATATAACTCACTTCATCATAGGGGCTGATAGTTGTGCCCCATACATTCTCATAGAGCACCCTTACAGGCATTTTTTGACCCCAAAAAATTTTTTTAAGAACTTGATATCGCTTTGGCATTTTGTCACCTCTGTAGGTTAGGGTTGTTTGGTTTTTTAGCTTTAGGACCTTATGGGGGCATTACAAACCCCAACCAACACAAATACCCCCAAATACCTGCCAATTCACTATAACACACCTCACACATTCTGTCAAGTCATTATACACTGTCCCACACATTCACCACATAGACTATCTCACCCAACACTGTGTTAGTTATAGTGTAAGTGTACACAGTTTTTAACAGTTTATCCACAAGATTTCCCCAGGTTTTACTATAGTTATCCACAGGCAAATTAACTGCCAATTCTTTATAATCACTGTCCCTCACTGTGTTCTTACAGTATAACTCACTGTTGCCTGTGGAAATTGATAACTTGTGCCAGTTTTTATGGCGTCTCTGAGGTCTTGACATTTGGGAGGATTTGTGATACAATGTGGGCCAAGATCACTAAAGATCTACACATTTACAGTACATACACTAAATTAACACAAACCTGTGGAAACTGTTGAAAACTCTTTTATGTTTTTTGACACATTTTTAATTGTTATCATTTACACATACATTTCCCGCATCACCATACATCTAGTTCAAACTTTGCCTCTAATTCAGACAACAATTCACTGACATAACTCCATTCTATCCATGCCACATCTTTCTGCATTTGGGTATCACTGTGGTCTATGAGTTCTTGACAATGCGACCTTAAAAGTTGAAGTGCATTGATGATCCTTTGTGCATCCTCTGGACATAACTCTAATTGAAAAACTTTGTTCATAGTGTTAACTCAGAACATGAACATAATCAATTTCTTGAATACACCAACCAGATGCACATGTAATCTCTTCAATTAGATCTTCATCATCATCTGCTTCCCATGTTGTACCAATGTATTCCTTTTGCAATTCTTGTTGAACTTGCTCCTGAATGTGTTCAGGAATACTATCATCATCAGTGGAAAGATCGAAGTTGATATTTGTAATTTGATACATCATTTGTATGCCTTGATTTTGTTGATTGCAGTGGTGATAGATGTGGTCAGGAGAATACACCTATCTTTGTGACATACAGCATACACAGGTTGTTTGGTTTGAATGTCAAAAGTATACTTAATGGTCATTTGATTCAGAATGTAAAGATGTTGGAATTGAGTTCAATGGTGTTAACTTTGGGATCATTCCATTTAACACCATCTGGGGTCTCTTTTGATCCACAATCATAAAGAATCTCAAGAAGATCCTCATAGGATGTTACATCACTATCACAAATGATTTCATCCAAACCTTCATCATTTTGCAACCAGAGAGCAACATTCCAGGTCTCATAGTTTGCCCAACCATTATAGGTTTGGTCTGAAAGATTTGTTTGGTAAGTGGTTTGATTTTTCATACATGTATGATAGCACAGAATCCAGATCCCCGTAGTTCAGGGTGATACCGTTTTCAAGATCCATTGATAAGGGTTGCCTATGGGTCTCAGGTAGACCCATAAGGTGTTAAATTATACTTTCTATAGACTTTCATAATATAATTCTCCTCAGAAGTTCATGTGAAAAACATAACCATCTTCGAATGCAAAATCATAGCGAAGGTTACAGTTCCAGGTTGCAGTCCAATCTACAACAATGGGGGTATCATCAAGGTTGATAGGATAACAATCAGACACAAATGACTCTGCAAATTGTTCCTCACTGTCGAACTGTCCATAATAGGCATCTGTGAAATGTGGCAGACATTCAATACCAAAATGGGCGATAAATGCATCCACTGCTTCATAACAATAGTCTTCGCCATTCTGGACATACTCTTCATAAAACTCCAGAAAGTTGTCATTTCCAAAGTCTTCAATGAAGGCAATCATGTCCTCCAGAGCATAATTTTGCTCAACAAGTTCATCTAGTTTTGCTTGCACATCTTCAGGCATGGAGATAACAAGAACTTCAGGCATTTGGTTGTTTTGATTTTTCATACATGTATGATAGCACATAATTTGAGATTCCGCAAGGGGTCTTGTGCCAGTTTGCGGAGTGTCACATGCTATAACTTACTGGGGGCAGAATTGTGATACCATAGCATCAATTTCCCTCTCTGAGATTGGTTCCTCACTGGGAAACAATTTCCATCCAGTGTTAGGATCAACATCAAAGATTTCTCCTTGCATGTCATGAATCTCATCCCACATTTCTTCAAACATTATCAGTTACCAGGGTAAGTTGCATTACATCATCCTCCATCATTTTGAGGGTTTGTTCGTTCCATTTCTCTACAATCATTTCACTTTCATCATCATACAGTTGCATGATCCAATAATCATAGACCTGCTCACTCAGTACAGAAAGGTTATTAAATGCAGCAGAGATTGCATCACGAATTTTAGTTTGATTCATGAGATTTTAGAAGATAGTTAACATTTTCTAGGATGTTTTTCAGTGCAGATCTGCTATATCCAGCAGCATAAGGATAACCTTTGTTTGGATCATCTTCTGCATCATAACATTCATAAATTGATTGCTCACATATGCGCGCAATAGTTTTCAGTTGATCTGCAACATCTTGAGAAATATACATCAGCAAGCACCTGCCATAGGGTTACCAAGTTGGGGAAGATTGCTGTTGTCTTTGATAACAACATAACCAAAAGATTCATACTCTTTCAGTTGAACTTTGTGCTCAACTTTCTTGATAAACTTCTTGGAGATTGTCTCAATACCTTGCCACTCAAGCACCTTAAAGACAAAGGCATTTGATATATCACCATAGGGCAACTTGACAGGATAGAATGACACTACCATTGTGCCATCTTTAGAACGAAGAGTGGGGAACTCAGTTGTGGTTTGATTTTTCATACATGTATGATAGCACAGAAACTCTAGAAAGTCAATGGGGTCTGTGCCACTTCATCAACTGGCACATCATTATACAGTTCTGCATGATGTTCATGGTATACATGATACAAACTGTTGTTCAGGTTGATTAGAATGAACATCAGTGACCTGGCAAACAAGAATTGCCTGGCAAATACATCATCACTGATCTCCATAATCTGCCCAGAAAGCATCATTATGTGATGGACGAATGCAGTCAACAGCATGATCACGAATCACGGCAGCATTGTATGGCGAATCATCAACCCAGAATTGAATAGACCAGAAACGCTCAATGTCTTGGAGTTGTTGACCCTTACACTGTGAACCAGTTGTATCACTTTCTGCGTTCATCATGTAGAGTGCATCAAACTCTGGGAGATGTTGTTGCAACCACATTGCAGTTCCCTCTGCATAGGTATCAGGACGTGCAGTAGCAACAACTAGATCAAATCCCATAGATTTGGCATGTTTGGCAACATCAACAACAGCATCAATGGGTTCGAATTCATCACACTGATCAAAACCAGATTGTGAACCATGATGACACAAAGTGGCATCTAGATCAAATACAACACACTTAGGATTTGAGATGTTGTAGATAACTTTTGAGAAGGATTTTGTTTTTTGCATACTAGTATGATAGCACGAATTCAAGGATTTGTCAAGTGTTTTGTGCCACTAATATAAGTGGCACATGGTATAACTCAGCAACCAAAATCAACAGGTATAGTCAACCAAATGGCACGATCTGTGCCCATTGTGAATTGATTATCCCAGATGAAATGCGTTGCTTCCTGATTACTCAGATTGCAATGATCCATCAGGTGATTGACTGCTTCCTTGAAGGATGTGAAACGAAAAGTATTAGACATAATTGAATTAGTTGTAATCAAGCAGGCAAAAAGCAGAATGAACCACACCATTTGCGAACCCATTGTAGGGTATCATAATGACTGCGTGGATTGGACATCACCATGCTAACATTTTTCTCAGGATTGTAAGCAACAGCAACATACTTGTGATCACATTCTTGATGCTCAGGTGTAACTTGTTCAATCCACATTTGATTTACTTTTTGTTCCTTCCAATTAACAACATAATGGAAGATTTCTGAGGTGTTTTGATTTTTCATACATGTATGATAGCACATAATTTGAGATTCCGCAAGGGGTCTTGTGCCAGTTTGCGGACTGTCACATGGTATAATTGAAATGCCACACATTTGTGGTAAAAGCTACTGACAGGACTTGAACCTGCAACCTGAGACTTACAAAATCCCTGCACTACCATTTGTGCTACAGCAGCAAAAAAAGTTCATTCCCTTGAGAAATGAATTGCTGCCCAAATTAGCAGGGCAATTCCACCAATCAAAAGAATCCACTTCCAAGCATACACTAAAAAGACAATTAGCACAACTGCTAGAATGAATCCACCATCCATGGATACACCTGAATCACCACTATTTACATCACCATCATCATCAGATGTATATGAATTATCTAATACTGCCATGATACATTTGCCACCAGTTTGTGACTCTGCAAATGCAACTGCATCACTGTGAGTGTATGCTTCTACACGAATAGTTTGTAACCAATTAGATGGTGTTTTGATTGTACACTTCCACTCATTCATTTGTTATTGTACTCCTGAATGTATTGCTTGAGAGTATCAACATAATCAGCAGGATTCTTGACAAAAACTTGTGTCTCTCCTGAGTGACAAGAAATCAAGGTCACAATTTGTTCTACTTTATGACCAGACATTTCTTCATACATGAGAGCATAACCTGTCTCCTGAACAAAATAGTTTTGAATCTGAGATTCATACTTTGGTTTAGAAGAACTCTTGAAGTCAATAATAGACAATTTGCCATTGTATTCTGCAATGCAGTCTACACGACCTGCAATTCCAAGTTGTTCAGAATACAGAGCACTTTCCTGATAGTGAATGTTATTCACATCATCAAGCAAAGGTTGAAATTGAGCAAAAAGTTTGAGAGCAATCTCATACTTTTCTGTATCATACTCTGCCTCTTCATTGTTGAGATAATCCTCAACAAGTTTGTGAAACTTAGTGCCATTAGTTGAAGCAAATTGACTAATCTTATTGGCAGTTTCTTCACCAACACGTTCACGCCATTCAGCAATAACTTTCCTGTTCTGATAGGAAGTAACTGTGGTCACAGAAGGCAACAGTTTGCCATTCACAACATAACGACGAGAACCATCCACACTTTCAGTGGGGATGTCTGCAAGAACAGGAAGATTGAGATGATTGAACTTTACTTTGGTTTGCATAAATTAAGGATTTTGGTTTAGTTTGAGTTTGCGAATGCCAGTGATAAAATAGGCATAATCACGTGCTTCAGTGACATTTTTGATTTCACCACAGACATCACATGTGCCCTCCCATATAGAGGAACAACCTACAGAATAGACACCATACTTATCACCACAATCAGAACATGTTTGATAAGCATTTTCTAATTTTTTGATGAGTTGTTTGTTAGTCAAGAATAAACTCCTGAATAATATAGTCGCAAGTTACTTCATACTTAGAAGCAAGTTCCTCAACATAAGAGGCAAAATTATCTGCTTCATTAGCATCTGCATGGTCACAGAAGAGGTCAAGAGTTGAATTGTGCATAAACTTATCTTTCATACATGTATGATACCATAGATTCACTAGAAAGTCAATCATGCTTGTGCCAGTTCTTCAAGTGTCACATGGTATAACCCATTTGGTAAACTTTTTGGGTATCTTGTTTCATCTGTCTGTCTGCATTTGCATTAACAATACCCAACAATGCAAGACACAAAATACAAAAAATTGCTTGTTTCATTTGTAAAGATAACCTCCTGCCCAATCAGCACGCTTATACATCTCTTCACAGGACTTTTCATCCATGAGGTTATACCTAACACCCTTAGCAGGTGCAGACCATGATGCAGACTTGTATACATCTCCAGTATTCATGTCAACAAAAGCATGAGCACTGCGTTGCCCACCAGAACAAACATGAATGATCTTTGCATACTTTTTACCCTTCACATAGGTAAACTCATCTACACCTTCACCCATGCAAAGTTTGTCAATTTGTTCTTTGTGGAAGTCCACATTCTCATCTCTGTTGATGTATTGCCTGTGGCGTTCAATACAGGAAGATTGATAGTTAGTACGCAGAACATCACAGAACTGCTCAATCTTGTCAATAACTTTTTCGGTTGTCAGAGTTGTATTTTTCATCATAAATGTATGATAGCACAGATAACAGGAAAAATCAAGGGGTCTTGTGCCAGTTCATCAAGTGTCCACTAGATGTTACAATAGTTCAAAGGATTATCATAAGATCCATCATTGAATGATGCAGCAACATTTTGTATTTCTTTTGCTTTATACAATAGGAACTCAAGATCCTCTATGAGTGCATTCAAATCATCATCAGTTTTGCCCAGCAAAGCATCATCAATTCTGTCAAATGCTGCTGCTGTCTGTAGAGAGTGCTGATGAATCATTTTACTTTATATTTTTCTTTCATACATTTTAGCACTTGTTTGCGTGCTTTAATACGTCCCTTGGATACACCTTTGGGGTTCTTTTTCTTACCAGAATTGTGTATCCAGTTGGGAGTCATTGTCTTAAAATACTATAAAAAAAGAGGGGCATTGCTGCCCCTATTTATCATCAAGCAGCAACAGGTTCAGTCACACTGTCAAGAACTGCACTGTCATAAGCATCAAGTGCCTCAGCAATTTCAGCACCATTTTGTGCATTTTCCAGACTCACAATCAGTTGAGCAGCAGCAACATTGCTATCAGCAAGGTCAGCAGCAAGAGACATCAGGTTGGTAGACATAATAAAGAAAAGGTAAGGTTAACAAATGTGTAACTTTAAGGCAAACACATTCCTATAAAATTAAACAGTCAATTCTACATCAACTTCTACATCTTCATCAGGAAGATTATAGATGAGTTGATAGTAATCATCATAATCAACACCCAAATAGGATGCAAAATCTTCTAAATCATCATGCAATCTACAAGTGTCAATCATTGTTCCTCAACTGTTGATGTATACATCATAGCACACAAAGTCCAGTTTGGGGAGAAGTGTGTGCCACTTCATCAACTGGCACTTGTGCTTTGAGATTTACAAAAGGATCTCCTACAAGTAGAATCACACACAGAAAGATTCCTTTCCACATAGTACTAAACATCATACAACTTATTCATGTTGATTTGTTCCTGGAACCACATCTTATCTGCTTCAGTGTTCCAAGGAAGACCCAACAAAAAACTATAATGATTTACCCATACATTACAACTATCTTCAAACCATTCTTGCATTGGTTGTTTATTAAGTTGTTGGAGTTGCATTTCAATTTTGTTCATACATGTATGATAGCACACAATCACCAAAAAATCAAGTGACTGTGTGCCAGTTCATCAATTGTCCTAACTTACTTCAAGTTCAGCAAGTTTCTTCTTATTGCGTAGTTCTGTAATGAGGATTTGCAGTTCAATAATGTCTTGCCTGCAATCTTCAAGATCTTCGCACATAATTTCATACTGATAATCTGATTTGCACCTACGAATTTGCTTGCTCAGTTTATCATACTTTTTCTTTGCATCTTTGAGGTCTTTTTCGTATTCTTGAATTGATTTGTAGTTCATTTGATGAAAGGACTATTGTAATAACGACGAAAGACAGTGACAATAATAATAACAGTGCTAATAACACCAACCAAACCAAGGAAGGTAACAGCATCACCTGTAAAATCTAAAGTATTAGGCATTTGTTTTTGGATTACTTTGTAAGAATAGCAGAATTAAAGTAAAAAGTCAAGAGATAGTGGACGGTTGTGAAAGTGTCACCACATCCCTCTTTGAATCAGGATTTTACGAATTTCAGTATAAGCAAATTGCTTCATCTTGGGGTCAGTAGATACATCCCAGACTTGATACATCTTCTTCAAATACTCATCTTGAGTTGTAACTTTAACAACTTTTGCATTAGTTACACCAAGACCTTGGAGAGGTGAACCTGCTTTAACTTTATTGTGTCCAAAGTTTCCAGATACCCTGCCAGTAGTGCGAAGTTTAGGTTTAATCTTAGAAAGATTAGAAGTTGCAAAGTTCATTTGTGTTTCATTCATACAAGTATGATAGCACAAAAAAAGGCACAGTGGGAAATCACTGTGCCAGTTTGTCAAGTGTCCTATTGTATCACTTTACCAGAACATTTGGGTTTTCAATATTAAGCATCTGAGGCATAAATCCCTCCATAGAAATCAATTCAAATGTAGGGTCTTCATTATACTTCTGAGCATAGCACCTGAATAGTTTATTCATCTTTGCAACACTTTTATGAAGTTCTTCTCGTGCTTTCTCTGCTTCATCAGCAGGAACGCCATCCAAGAAACCAACTGCTTTAACATCAAGACCTTTAGAAACTGCATCTAATGCTTGAATAAAAGAACGCTCAATGTATGTGCTCCTTTTATTGTTAATAGCAATTACATGAGTTTTGTTATCAACATTGAGAATCTTTTTAGCACGATTTTCTGCCTCTTTTTTATCCATGGATTCCATGCTACTGTTTGCTTTAATTTCCCTAAGAACTTTAGCGCACTTATTTTCAATAGATTTTTGTTTAAAAGAATGAGGAATATTATTCCACCAATTCACACACTGATTGAATGTGGGAAAAGTATCTTGACGTCGAATCCAAGAATAAAGTCGAACTTCAAAATCTTTTTCTGTAGCAGGTTTTGCAGGAGGATGATCATTACATCCAAGACCTAATTCATCCTTCAAATCTTCAACATCAAAACCATCTTTGAGTTTAACAACTGTATAGACCCACTGATTTTGTCCAAGAGATTTAAGTGCTTGACCACGAGTAAATCCATCAATGGAAGTTCCATCTTCAAGAATTACAGGAGGAAGAACATCTACTTGAAGACCACGAACTTCAATACTATTTTTAATTTTCTCTCTATTTTCATAATCTGTCCCCACTGCACGTGCAATGTTTACCTCTTGACCTTGATCATTTGTATAAATGATGCTGTCACAGTCTCTAACTTCAATTCCAATAACTTTAGCAGTTCTAAACTTTGGAAGTTTGAAATTGCTAAACCATTCTACTTTTGGAGTTCCACAAGGAACCTCAATTTGCTCATAAATTGCCATGTTAATTCATTACGTAAACAACGATATTATCAAATGATTTCTGTAAAAAAACATTTTTTCATTTGATGTATACATCATAGCACAAAAAAAGGCACAGTGGGAAATCACTGTGCCACTTCTTGAACTGTCCTCTCAATCTCTTCTACAGTGCTTTGCAGTTTATTATACAAACCACTCAAACTTACTTTACCACTACTCTCCATCAATTTCTGCTCTTTCTTTGACAACAACTGGAGAGCACTTTTGAGTGCATCCAACTCATCAAGATTCAATCTAACAAAATCTTCAGTCATCAATTTCAACTCCATCAGTAAGGTCTTTAAGTCTATTCATAAAATCTTCATCCATAGGAATCACTTTTTCTTTACCTGTTTCAATATCATCTACCATTTGCATTAAATGTTCGAGAAACTCCTTGGGTAGCACATCATCATCTCCCAAATACGCCCAGAAATAACTATAACACTCTTCATAAGGGTCATCATAGAACATCAAGGCATACCCATCATAGTTTCCTGTCATTAGGTCACGCCAATTACGAAATGACATACCAATAGTTTGCCACCCTGTCATCCAACAGTGACCAATCCAGTATTCCCACCAATTTAAGATAGTTTTATTTTTCTTTGGTGCTGTTCCTTTAACTGGTTTACTATACATTATTTTACGTTTACTATACATTATTTTACTATGTTCCAGTGTGGGTCATTCTCTTTTTCAACCCAGAAAAAGTATTTTTTATTTATAGATGCAAGAAACAATTTAGTATCTGTTTCTTGTTCTACATGACAACCATGAAGTTTATCCATGATGTTTGCAAATCTATTCTTTGCTTTACTTGAAATTGGTTCTACATTAACCATCTTTCTTTTAACTTTAGTTGTCATACATGAAGTGCAGCAGAGGAAATTTCAACAAGTTCAGGTTCTTTATTATCTTCAAACTGATGACGATCATAGCACACCCATTCACCATTTGTGAATAGATAAGCATACTCTTCACCTTCACTCAAATACTCTTGAAGATTAGAATGAAACTCTGGAGGACTATCTTCACCTCTTTGAGAATAGTATTGAGGACCATACTCTTGTGCTTTGGTTTCACTATTCCAGCGATCTTCAGTCCAGCAGCAACTCATATCACCACCATCAATCAATTCAGAAACTTTCTGCCTTGTGTTATAGTGAGTTTTCAGAATACGACCTAACCATTCAGGATATGAATCCCAATGATGATAAACAGAGAGAACAGAACCATTAGAAAGTTCAAGTCCAATACGACCTCTGGTTGCCATTTAATGTTTTTTATTGATTACTTTGTAATAATAGCATGTTTTATGATGCTTTGGGAAAATTGTGTGACACTTCTTCAACTGTCACAAGGTATCATCTTCTTTTATCTCCACAGTAGGAACATCAATCCAAGGAAAGTATTCATTATCATTTTCACGATATTGTAATTTATATGTCATACGAGTATAAGTAATCTCTTTGTCTCTAAAGGGTGGAATCACTCTCAACCAATGTAGAAACTTAGGCAAACTTTCACAAGTTTCAATTGCTTTATACTTTTTTTCTACTTTTAAATACCTTAGTTTCATTCTGCTAACCTCAATTTACGTTCAGGTGAAGGAATGTGTATTTGGAAGGCATCATCATAAGGGAAGATGTATTCTTGATACCAACCAATACTCAAACTTTCCCAGAACTCATCATAACCCCAATAATCACCATCATTATAACAATCAATAATACAATAGATATTACGAAATCCATCTAGGAAATCTTGCCATTTAGATTGAGTTTCAAATCTCATTCCACTCCTCGTATCTGGTATTGATTTTACCACAGTTATTGAAGATATTTAAGTGCCCTGTATTACCATTTTCAAAGTAAAATGCCATCCACACATGTTCACCCTCATCCATCACCTCATAGTGATATGATTTGATATTATCTAATAGAAATTCATCTGGATTGTATAGTTCTTTATCGGTCATGAGTAATTAAAGTGTAAATGTGTTTGCCAAGTAAATGCTGGTTGGTCTTCACGAGCAATTGACTCTATAACATAATCTGGAATCAATTTACCATATTCTACCAAGAATTCGTCTTGTGTAAGTTCCTCAAATCCCTGCATATAATGATCAGCACCAAGACCAATAAACTCCTTAAACCTTTCTTTTTGACGATCTTTATCATCAACTCTTTGATAGTTACGACAGATCATCAACCAGAATGATCTACCCTCACCAGTGGCAAGATAGTCAATAGCAAAGAATCTATAAAATGGTTTGTCAGTCATTCTTTTTGTCCCAAAGTTTCTTTAACTTTTTCCAGATAATCTTTACCTTGTTGATACAATCCATTGATCAAATCATTGATGTCAGCAGTCTGTATTTCACTGAACTCATGGCTAAGATTCTCACAACGTAGGGCATCAAGCATACACTCCAATGCCATAGCTTGTTGAAACTCTGGTGTGATTGGTGTACCATGGGTGAGGCCAGAACATTCAATGTTGTAAACGTGATTGTAACGCTCAAGCACACGATTAGCACGCTCTCTTCGCTCTGCTTCCTCTAACATTTCTTCATGAGTCATCATTTCTCTCAACCTCTGTTTGCCGTATTCAGTGAGTTCATGTTTTTTGTTGCGGAGTTCTTCTATTTCTTTTTGAGTAAGATTGACCCATGGCATATCATCATTCATTGTTCGTCAGTCCTGTTTGTTCTTCCATTTTAGCACAGTTTGCTGCTTCCCAACCAGCAACAAACGCAGAATGTATCCAACCATACATCATATCTTCACGGGTCTTTTGGTCTTCTACTTTACAGTCACCAAAGAACCATTCTGAACGAAAAGTATAAGGACTATAAAAGTCATTAAACCACTTTACAAATTCCATTTCAGCATCCTCGTGAAATGTCCAATTGTTGGTTGGATGTTTAGTCATTTCAGTTCCTCTTCAATCCTCTCAATCTGAAAGATAGCATTTAGAAACTCCAAACCATACTTAGCAACCACAAAAGCATCTTTATCCTCAAAGAACCTATCACCTATGGTTCTCATATCGTATCCTTCTTTGTCTTTATCAAAGAACGCAATCACATAACAATACTCTCTTTCTTCACAAGCATCTACCTCTGCCTTATACCATTTAACGAGTTCATATTTTTTGTTGACGACACTCCAACGGAACTCTATGTTTCTAAATCTCATTATTCTCCTCAAAGTCAAACCATTCATCTAGAGTGTCCATAATACATTGTACTATGGAATCAGCAGCAGCATCAATGTCTGGTTCTGGATTGTACTTATGAGCACGATTCCATCCATAACGAACACCTTCCTCAAGTGCCATTTCTAATACATTACGAAATTTTGGTTTCATCTGTTTTGTTTATCTTCATGTATTATAGCACATTCTCTGGCACTTGAAAGGTCTATTGTGCCAGTTTATTAAGCGTCACTTTGTTCAATAATATATTCAACTGTATTTGCTATGTCATTCATAGCTGCTCTTAAATTATCTTGACTGCCTGCGTGCATATCAAGAGAATCTTCAACTAATGTCCATCTCCACAATTTCATATCATTATTATACCACAAGTTAATTCTCATGTTTAGAATATTCTAATTTTATCCAATTAAGTAGTGCATTCACTTCCATAGATGAATGGAATGGAGTTCCACAATAGTATTCAGAAGTAGCAACCTCAGAAGAATACATTTCAAGTGCTTTAATTACAACTTCTCTATCTCTTTGTGATAACAGTGACATAATAAAGATTGTAGTAGTTGGAGATATTTATTCTCCAATCGGAGCACTTGGAATCGAACCAAGATCGCCAGTTCCCAAAACTGGAGTGTTAACCATTATACTATGCCCCGTGGTGGGAAATACTGGACTCGAACCAGTGACCATCTCCGTGTAAAGGAGGCACTCTACCACTGAGTTAATCTCCCAAAGGAAGGTTAGGGATTCGAACCCTAGGAGGTTATTAGCCTCAGTAGTTTTCAAGACTACCACCATCAACCACTCGGTCAACCTTCCAATTATAATGGGGATTTCTCCCCATATTTATCACATCTGAATAGGAACCAGAACCTTATTATTCTTGAGTTTGGCAATCAGTTTACCAACACTCTCAGCAGTGCGAATTTGTTCTTCAACACTCAAAGGATTCTCACAAGCAAACAGATAGGATTTATCAGGATTGCTATTGTACGTCACACCAACTTGATTTTCATCATAATCAAAGGAAACATGAGAAATAGCAGAAGAATCAACAGAAAGAATAGCAGAGACAGACATAATTTTTTGATTGATTACCTAGTAATCATAGCATGGATTCAAGGGATTTGGCAAGGTTTGTGGACAGTTCCAGGATCGTCCACTGGGATTAAGTTTTTCCAATCTGATTTGTAAATGACTAAGCAAACATCATTTATTCTACTTTTTGCAGAAGATATACAAAGAGTTATATATTGTTTAGAAACAAACTTAACAACACCAATGTTGTTTTTGTATTGATAAAAAGAATCTTCAAGTATCATATGCAAAATTGTTTACAGTGTCTCCTTTACCTTCAAGTGATCTTACCATCAATTCAGTAAATCTTTCCATCTTTTCATAATGAACACTAGATGGATTGTAGTTAATAGCATCTTTAAGAACTACTAACTCATTCCATTCTTCTTGAGTCAATTCTGTGTTAGTTTTTGCAAGAGTCATGGTGTTTTTGCGATGTGTCCAAATGTTAGCGTTTCCATACACAACTATCTATCAACTTAATGTTTTCTTTGGGATCGCTTAACCTTTCTTCACAAAATCTTCAAGAGAATCAAGGTCATCTTTGAGTTCTTTTTCTTGTTTCTTATCATGATAATAAGACCAAAGAGCATTGTGAACATCCATAAGTTCACTAATCCAGAAACCAGCAGGATAAACTCCCAGAGCATCTTGGAGACCACGATGACTAGTTCCTTCTTGTTCTGCTTTACACATAATGTAGCAGATTGCTTGAATCATATCAAGTTTGTCTGATTCAGAAAGCATAAAATACTTTCCTACTGCTC